TTCCTTTGGAAAGACAACGGCTATGTTTATCTCGGAGACCATGTGCCGGAGATAGATGTTTCTTTCGGCTTGATAGGACGGCCCCGGCTCTTCAGCCAGTGCGATGATAGCAAAAGCACGTTTGCCATATCGTTTGACAGCATAGCGGAGGACGCGATCAACAACGAGTTTACCGAAAGCAACAAGACCCGGATAACTGAGCAGGTCATGGCCAAGGTAAATAAATTTGTGCGTGAGCAGACTATTGAGAAAGGTCGGTTTTGCTTTCCTTTCTTCGTGCGTTACGCACTGCGCCTTTTTGATGGGTCACTGGTAAATCATTCCGCGCCTATCCTCATGAACCCCTCAACAGCCGCCTGCCCTGTTGTCTTTTGGAAGCATATCCGTGGCAAGAAGTCCTACACGGAGGCTGAACTGGATATTATGATGGTCGCGTCCACTCTTGATTACAAGATACTGAATAGTGGAGACTCTTATAAGTTGGCTACATGGAGCGACATTGTTACTGGTATTGAGGTTTTCATTTCAAAACCAATTTATACTTTCGATCAAGACGGAAAGTGTTCCTCATGGAAAGACTCCGACAACTTCTCTACAAAGTTCATCGGGCGGCTCTACGCTACAAACAGGAACTCCGTCAGCGATACCATTGCCGAGGATAAACTGCTCGGTTCGTTCGACAATAAGGATTTCCTCGATATTTATTCCGAGTGGGAATACTCGCGTATCTATGCGATGTATTTCTCTGCCGATAGGTCTTATCCGGGCGAGAGCCTGCATCTGCCCGAGTTTACCGATGAAAAGGTAGCGGAGACCATCCGCAACACTTCCCAGTTCTATAAGCTGCGGACTATTGATAATGCCGAGGCGGTTGCCAATCGTGGCTCTCGTGTTGAACTCGTTATAGAGGATGAGTATCTCCAGTCTCTTGTTACGCGCGAGGTAATGACCGATGATTATCTTACACACGATATTCTTGCGGCCGATAGTTCCTATGCCTACAATAACAGGCTCAACCTTTCGGGAGTGTCGCGTAAGCCTTTCCGTGGCTTCTTGGGGCAATCTATGTTTGCTTACTGCACCCATAGTTATTCATGGCAGGTTGATGGGAATACGTTAAAGGTTACGGCTAATCCCTTCAGCAGTTATGATATGGCTGTGACGGTCTATATCAAAGAGAACGGCAAGGACTATGCCGTCTCCGCCTCCGAGTTCTACGCAGGTAATATCGCTCTTTTCATGTCGGAGGAAAAGACAAACAGCAGTAACCAGACTTTCAAGACAAAGAGGTCGTGGGGTTGTTATGTTTTCTATCCGAATGTTAATGCGCACAAGATGTTGATCAGCAACTCCGCTTTCGGTTCATATCTGATTTCCTTGAAACCTCATGAGTTTCTTAACGGTGCCTTTGCCGTGCTTGACTATGAACTGGTGCGCGAGACCAATTACACTAATGCTGACCTGCCGTCTATCAGTTATAATCCCTCTCTCTCGTATGAAAATAACTATATACGGCAAGCCAATAAGATATACACCTCGGAGGTTAATAATCCTTTCTATTTCCCTCTGCTTGGAGTGAACACGATAGGGACCGGTGAAATGCTCGGTATCTGCTCAGCTGCGAAAGCACTCTCGCAAGGTCAGTTCGGGCAGTTCCCCTTGTACGCTTTCACTACTGAGGGTGTATGGGCCTTGGAGGTTTCCTCAACTGGAACATACACCGCTCGCCAGCCTATTACGCGCGATGTCTGCATAAATGCCGATGGCATTACTCAACTGGATAGCGCGGTTCTATTTCCCACGGATAGAGGTATCATGCTTATTTCCGGCTCTCAGACGCAGTGCATATCGGATGCCATTAACTCCGAATATCCTTTCAACGCATTCAGTCTGCCCGGCTTCAGTAAGCTGCATGACCTCCTCGGTCATGAGCCTGCGTCCGACACCTGCCTGCCGACACTCCCTTTCACTCGGTTCTTGAAACAATGCCGTATGATCTACGACTACGTTCATCAGCGTGTCATTGTATATGCCCCGGGTGTTACCTACGCCTATGTGTTCTCGTTGGAGTCAAAGCAATGGGGCATGACGTTCTCTAATATAGTCTCACACCTCAACTCATATCCGGAGGCGTTGGCGGTTGATGATGCCAATAACATTGTCAATCTCTCCGAGTCCACGGCCATGGAGATAAAGGCACTCTTTCTTACTCGCCCCCTCAAACTCGATACAGCCAACGTCCATAAGACCATTGACACTATCATTCAGCGTGGATTCTTCCGCAAAGGTCAGGTTGCCACGGCTCTCTACGGCTCTCGTGATTTAGTCAACTGGCATTTGGTTTGGTCAAGCAAAGACCATTACCTGCGCGGTTTCCGTGGTACTCCCTACAAGTATTTCCGAATTGCAGGTGTGGCAACTCTTGACGCTGACGGCAATATCTTCGGTGCGTCAGTCCAGTTTACGCCACGCCTTACCAATCAGCCGAGATAAGGCTTATTGTACTTTTCATTTTTTCTAATGAAAGAGACCGCTATGCGTGATGCACAGCGGTCTCTGATTTTTGTAGTTCGGATCAGAACGGATGGGGCCTTATGCGCACTCGTGCTATCCGGGTGTTGAGGTTGGTGCGTATCTCCGTCAATGCGTCCTCTGCCTTGACTTCCCATGTCTGCGCCTTGGGTGGGTTGGTTATGCTCAGCCAGTCCGAGACTGCTTTGCATACAAGGTATTCATGGACGAGCCTTTCAAGCAGGGTCAGCGATGTCTGCGAGAATCCTTTCGGGACCGTCAGCACTATGCCGTATGTCGGACGCTCCTTTAATCTATCATCAAGTGCCGGACGATCTATCTCGCGCTTGGTGTAAGGATAGAGCAGCTCCCTGCATCGTGCTATTGCAAGGTCAAGCACTCGCGTCACACGGTCCACATTGCCTTCTTCTCCTACGTCCTGCACCATGTGACGGTTGTGGTTGCTCTCCGTCTCCATGACGCTGCCCTCTATAAAGGCATAGTTCTTTATATCATATAGGAGTTGACTGCGCTTGAATATCAGCACGGCATTGAGTGTGCCTTCCTTTTCTTCTAAAAAGCAACTCATGTCTCACTGGTATTAGTCGTTGGGTCTTACAGGGCGGCTCCGTTTGCTGACGGTCTGACGTATCAGTTCCATGTTCTTGGCCGCGAGTGCGTAGTATTGCTCTGCGTCCTGCTTGTTGGTGACGATATACCAGTCTGCGATTGCGTTGTTTGCGAGATAGGCGTGTACGGCTTCGCCTACGCCGGTCGTGGCCGCCTCGTTGAAGTTGCTCGGCATTACGAGGTTCATCACCAAGTTCGTGCTGCCGTCATAGTGGCTGTTGTCGGTAGTCGTGCCGTTCTCGTTGAGATATTCGCCCAGTTCGGTCTTGATTTCCGCGAAACCGCGCTTGATGGAGCGCAGTATCTTCTCGCGGTTCTCCTCGTCCTCCGAGGCGAACATACTTGCTACCTCCTTGTGGTTCTCCTTGTTCTGAATCGTGCGTCCGCGCAGGAACGTCTCGTTCATGATGTCATAGAGAAGCCACGAGATTTTGATTGTCACCGTTACTGGTTTCTTCGCTCCCAAAGTTGTGGCAGGAGTGGTGACAGGTGTGTTGGGGTTTTCTGCTTCCGCCATGATAGTTGGTTTTTATTGGTTGTTAATCGGTCGGGCGTGTAGGCTTTCTCCGGCTGTAGAGTAGTCTCTCGGCCGCCTCCATCATTTCGCTTGCCTGCGCGAAATAGTCCTTGGCTTCGCCCTTGTTGGCGAATTTAAACCACTGCGCTATGATCGAAGCGATAAAGAAACTGCGGATGGTTGATTGCACACTTTCACTTAGGGTTTTGTCGAAAGCCTTGCTTACCTCTATTTCGGCTTCATAGCCTTTCTTGCCCTCCCTCTCTATGGTCTTGCCCGATACGAGCATTTCCTTCATGTTCTCGTTGGCGGCTGATACTGACTCTTCCCAAAACCTGCCGAGGTTGGCAAGGTCATCGTCAGCCGCCATGATGCGGTCTCGTGCGTCTCCGTCCGTGTTGATGAGTTTCGCGCCTGTGTAGTCGGTCGCTTTCGCTACCTCTTCATACACGTCCTCCTGACTGACTGAGATTGTGATTGTCTCCATTAGAATGATAGGATTGAATAGGTTATGCTGACTCCGATATATGGCTCAAAGCCGTGGGGTGTGTAGCCGTACCCGATAGTTGGGCCTATGTGCCATTTCTTGGGAGGTTTCCATTCCTGTTTTGTGATGATGGTTGTCGGGGCAAATACTTGCAGGCTGTCAAGCCGTGGGTCTATCGGGCCGCTTATCCATGCTTCATAAGTGCTGTCGGCATAGTGGCGTTGTATGATGGGTAGTTCCACGATTGCACTGTCTCTGCTACATCGTGGTTCGCCTCCTGCTCCAGTGCCATAGGCGAAAGATAAACCTATCGAGTCAACAAGGCAGGTGGTTTCGTTTGCACCGCTACATCGTGGCTCTCCTCCTGCGCCTACTCCAATGAAGCAAAATTTAGGCAGGGTGTAACGGCTTGTGCCGATCGCCAGTTCATCCTGCGGTTTAGGCAGGAGGTAGGGAATGGTGTCATACACTTTGACCGTGTCGGTCGCGCATTCCGCTCGGCCTGGGACTGCGGAGGGTGGAGACTGGCATTTGTGGAGATATGCTCCTGCGACTACGCATATCACCACCACACATAAAATTTTAAGTAAGTCTTTCATGCTCTCTTAATCTTTTTGATGTAGTTGATGATTCCTTTTGCATGGAGGTCTACGATTGCTTGTGTACCCTCTTCAGAAAGTAAGAAATCGCAGTCCGCTTTATTGTCTTGGAAGAGAGACTCCGTAAGCACGGCCGGGCATTTGGTATGGATGAGGATATAGAACCTCGCCTCATAGTCCGGGTCTCCGTCACTCCAGTCGGCTCTCATTGGCTTCTGCTTGCTATCGTATGCGCCCTGCGCTTGCAGGATAGGGAAACGCTCCTTGTAGTCCTTAAGGCGTTCATCGGCCGCGTTCCATATCTCGGTGGCGAGATCGTCTGCCTTGGTCTTGCCCGGTGACGTATATACACACCAACCTCCTGCGCTCTTCCACTTTCCATCTGCGCCTGCGGCATTGCAATGGATTGATACGAGCAGTACGTTCTCTTTGCCGTAATTGTCGCAATAGGCATTCGCTCTCCTGCACCTTTCGGGTAGGCTGATGTCTTTGTCCTCCTCAACAAGTAATCGGGCATCAACCATCCTGCAATTCAGCAGGGTCTCAAGCCTACGCGCTATCTCCCGGCTCTTTAGGTATTCTTTCAGTTTTTGGTCGGGGCTGCACTTGCCGGGCGTGTCGCTCCCATGTCCGTTGTCAATAAGAACAATCATATCAGTTTGGTTTGGGTAATAGTCCTTCTGAGTTCAGACGCTCCAAGACTTTCTGAGCATCTTTCTTATCCACTGCGCTTATGATGCTGCTTACTATATCGGGCAGCTCTGCGGTGTGGCTTTTCCTGCGGTGTGCGTGTTCAAACATGCTTTTGGCTTCCACTGCTATCAGTCCTGCCCCGAACAGCACCGCCACGAATGGCAGTATGTAGAATGAGAAGATTATCCCGAGGCAGTCCACGAGAAAGCCTATAAGGATGAATCTCCAGTATTCGCTTATCTTGGCGATCGTGACGCGGAGCTTGTGGGAGTGTACGCGCTCATTTGTGCGCTTAGCCGTGTGGACTCCATCCCATAAGTCAACCAGTATGGCGGTTATCACCAGTAGGCACACGGCAAAGAACACACCGAGGAAGAGATAGAGTTTTTCTTTTGAAAGGATTGATTCCATAATGATGTTGTTTTTGGTTTGAGACAAAGTTAATCCCTTGCCTGCTCTCGTTCGCTTTAACTTTTGTGACTCTACTCCTCGTCAATAGTGCCTTCGAAGTAGTAGCCGCGCTTGTTGCGGATTATTGTTGTGAAAGGCAGGTGGCTCTTGTCTATCTGCTGTAGCACCTCGCAGAGGAACTGATAGCCGCCTCCCACGAAACGCTTCTTTCCCTCAAAGCGTATCTGCATCTTCAGATAGAGAGTGTTCGGTTTCTTCTCGCTCGGACGGATAGTGAAGTTCAATACCTCAATCTCACGGTCCACGATTGCCTCTATCTTGATGTTGTCTCCCTCAAAGGGACGTTCGATTTTCTTGCCTAATAACTGGGATAAGTCCATGTCGTTGTCTCTCTTTGTTATTTTTTCAGTTAGATTTTTTGCATCACAATGCTGTACTATTCCTAAGTAACTTGGCACACTCTTAGGTTTGTGCCTTTTCTGAGCAAAAGCCTTCTTGATCCGCTTGCGCACGAGAGTGAAGTCATGCCGGAAAACATAGCCTCCGTAATCAAGACCTCGCTCATTTCGGTTTCTGCCAAGAGGAAATACCTGTCTTTTTCTGTTACTTTCAAGTTTCAGCACATACCAAAGGAAGTTTAATATTCTCCATTGCCATTGCTGAAGTTGTGATTTGTCCTCGCTTAGTAGAACTAAATCGTCCATGTAACGGAAATAGTGTCTTGCCTTTATATCTTCTTTTATGAAGCGGTCAAGAGGACTGAGATATATGTTTACCCAAAGTTGGCTCAGATAGTTGCCGATTGGCAGACCTTTTCCGTTGTAGTTGATCATATCGAGCAAGCAAAGCATCTTCTCATCCTTGCAGTATCGCCTGTAAGTCTCTGCCATTAGGTCATTGTCAATGCTTGGATAGCACTTGGCAATGTCCATTTTCAGCACGAACACCGTTCTGCCTCGGTAACTTTCGATTGCCCTCTTCACTTTCTTGTTGAGGTTGTGTGGTGCTACCTTGCAGTTGATACCACGCTTCTTCAAGCAGGCGTAGGTGTCATTTGTTAGACTACGGTCCCACTTTTCCCGAAGCACAAGGCTTATCGCGTGTTGAACTACGCGGTCGGGATAGAAAGGGAGTTTGAAGATTTCCCTGACTTTTCCGTATTCGGTTTTTCTTATGTCAACATTATAGGGTGATGGTGTAAAGCGTCCTTCTTTTAGAGTGTCGCTTAGTTCTTGTGCATACTTTTCCGGGTCTGCTATGATGGTACGGACGTGACGATACTTTTTCTTCCGCTTGGAGGCGTTATCTATCGCTTGCAGAATAGTATTGGTGTCGCAGAATTTCTCCCAAATGTTATCTAATTTTTTCATTGGTGGCGTTCCATTTTTAAGGCCCGTGTGAGCCATTTTTCGCTAACTTCACCAGTCGTACAACTGACTGGATTAATAAACGGACTGTCTCGTTTCTATCAGTCTTGTCTGTCGTTTTTCACCTTGCTGGTGTGGACTCCCTACCGTTGGTATCATTTCTGATTGTTTTATTTGCTTAACTCACATGTAAGCCGGAGCCGTGGCTCGTGTTCGCATTCGAAGGCGCATTGTTCGCATTCGCAATACGGAGAACCGCATTACCGCTGTTCGCATTGTCGCCAAAACGGATACCACGCCATGGTAGAGTCACCCGACATTCGGGGTCATTCAGCGTTCAAAGCGGTTTACTCATATCCTGCCGCTATTGCAGACGCTTTCACTTCGTTGACGAACTGCTTGTAACTCTCTACCTCCGGGTCTCCATCGGACGCGATGTTGCGCATTATGCGTTTAAGTGCCTCCTCGCTATATTCAGAAGCGATGGCTGCGTCAACGATGTTGTCGGCTGTCAGAGGCTCGTTCACTTTCTGAACGAGATCGGCTCGGTAGTTCTTTTTCTCCTTGCCGTTTTCATCAGTTGTTGTTTCCTCAACGATGTTGAGGGGTACTATTTTCTGCTTGCCCCAGTCCATCGGTGTGGGACGTTCGGAAAAATTCACGTTTCTTTCCATTGTAGATTTGTTTAATTGGTTGGTTTTTTAATTCTTTTGGTAACCCCAACCCCTTGCAGGCCGCTCGGTTTGCGTCTTGGCGTGGGGTTGAGGTTTGGGGTTTCGGCCTCCCTACGGGAGGAGGTTTTCGATTTCGGCTTGACGTGCGCTCTTCGTTTTAATCGTTGAGTGTCACACGGAAGCCGGAGCCGCGGCTCGCGTGCGCAGACGAAGGCGCAGCGTACGCAGTCGCAATACGGAGAACCGCATAACCGCTGCCCGCAAAGTCGCCAAAACGGATACCACGCCGCTCATACTTGCCCTCCAGTGCGCCACCTGCAAGATATGTGGAAGCGCTTTCGTAGTTGAACATGCTTGCTCCTGCTATTGTCTCGCTTGGTACGCAGGTGCTGATAGTTCCGTTCTTTGCTTTGGCAACATTGTTGCCCCAGTATAGACGGTCCGCGGTGTTGAAGGCGATAAGTTCTCCGCAGTCTTCGTAAACCTTTTCAAAGGCAAACTGACCCAGTGCGGTCTTAATAACCTCATCCGTGTCGCTGACAAGAGCCTCAACGCTCGGTGATCTATAGAGACGGTGGTGAGTAAGTCCGTCTGCTCCGAGATACTTCACGCACTCATAGCCGGAATACCACTGGATGCAGTTACCCCACAAACGAGTGCGTCCACGCCAAATGGGAACACGCATTACGCAGTCAACTTTCCATGTTTTCTTCTGTCCGCCTGCTGTGAGAGCGGCATTCTGAAGTGTGAAAGAGAAGGTCTTGGTGTAGATACCAGTCATAACGCCCTGCGTCATGCCCTGTACTGGATTGCCGTCAGAGTCGTTGACCGCTTCAAGGGTCGCTCCGTCCGACACTGCAAGCTGAGCCTCAAACATTTTAAGCAGAGGGAATGAGCCGTTGAGAATGCCCCACATGGTTGTACCGACTGTTGCATCGTTGAGGAACATCTGAGTAGCGAACGAGTGATAGCGGTAGGTCTGGCCGTTATCGTCCGAAAGACGGAAGCCGGAAACACGTCCCCACGTTGCAGCTGAAGGTGTAGCGTTTGAACTTAGACCATGGCCAAGGATATTGTTGAGTTGCTTTGTGCGGAACTCAATGAACATGAACGCTGCGGTCAGTTCAAGGTCTTGGTTGCAGATGTTCGTGTAAGGCAGATTTGCGTTGCTGTCGGGATTCTTGGCTCGTGCATATTGCTCGAAGCCGTAACGGCTTAACTGAGTTTTGGGGAAGCCTCCTGCATCTGCCTGGCCGAAGTTCGGGTCGGTGCAAGCAGTGATGCTACCTGCCGCATGAGAACCGATAACAGTGTCATTGCGGATAGAACGAGCCACTCCGTTCATGACTGTCTCATAGTCGGGAGTTTCTCCGTAGGCAGGATAATACACCGCCTCGTCTCCATCGTATGAAAAAGGCTGGTCGCTTACGATGAAACGTTCATAGGTAGGATTAGAACCTCCGATGATAGCGTAAACTCCCTGCGTATGCACCTGCATGATGTCGCTTCCGTCAGAGCCGTTGAGGATAGAGGCGGCTCCTGCATCGTCCTGTCTCCAGTTGGTCTGCTTGAGGATAGAGCCTACCTCAGCGTTTTTCACTGCGGCTATCTTCATCTGATTGTGGAAGCGCATCTCCTGCAAGAGTGAAGCGTCACCTATCATCTTGTGATAGCCGTTGTTGCCTCCTCCATTGGAAGCACCGCGCGTAAACTCGATGCCGTAGTAATGTTCAAGTTTACGGAGTCCTGTCGGGTCTGATACTGCACTCGGCAGGACAATTTTAAGTCCTTTGGTTGACATAAAAATTTAAGAATTAAAGTTAATAGTTACTTCTTTTCAAGTGTTGAAACTCGTGCTTCAAGAGCGGAAAATTTTGCGCTGATGTCAGTTGGAATGCCTTTGAAATCGGTTTTTCCAGTGCGGTCTATCATGAAGAGAATGTTATCGTTCTTGTCAAGTATATAGTAGAGTCCGTAATCATCGCTCTCCATGAAGCGCGTACCTCTGACGCTCATCGCTCCTTTGACCTCATGGTCTCCTTCGGTGGTTGCCTCACGGCTTGTCAGTCCTACCTCAAACCTTGCCCTGCCGTTGCGGTCGATCGCGGCGAGAATCCGATAGGCTGCGTCCGTGATGGCAAGCAAATCATTCCCGGTGTCTGTGGAAAGGAATATCTTTTCAAGAGCCGCTATCCGTTCCGTTGAAGCGGATAGCATACTCTTGATAAGTTTCCATATCCGGTAGATGTGCTTCGCTTTCGCAAACTGCATCATGGTGGTTGGTGTGAGGGTTAATCGTTAGGAGTCCATGTACCGCTTATGATAGCCTCGATAGTCTCATCGGGGATAGGCTCAATGCCACACTCGGCTGGAGTATGGGCGTGAGCCGCCGGGGTGAAGGCTTCCGGCTTGTCGGTGATGCCGCTCCAAGGAACTGCGTCAGCGAGGGCCGCCTTTGCAGCTGTGCCGACAACGAACTCAATGAAAGCCTCCTCCGTGCCGAGTTTGGAATCATCGGCTACGAAATACATCTTGCCTTCATCGTTCACCTTAATGGTGTCTCCGTTCTGCACGTCCTCGGCTGTAAGGGCGAGTAGTGCGTCATTGTCGGCAACGACAATGATTCGTTCAAGGGCGGCGGCAGGGATTTTGTTAAGTGGGATCATGCCGTTGATGCCCGAAGCGTCAACGCTGTTGGCTTTCCCTACCACGAGAGTGCCGTCTTTAAGCCTCCCTGCAAACAGGTCAAGACCATGCGCGTCAAGTACCTGCATCTTCTGATTTTCATTTGCCATAGTTGGAAATGGTTAAAGGGTTATTTATTAATGATTGCGTCTATTGTCGCTTCATTGATAGCGACTGCATCGCTGAGGTTGACAGGAGCGACATAGCCGAAAGCGGTGTCAAGTGCCGCCACGCGCTTCTTGAACCATTCAATGATTCTTCGCGGTGAGTCCTTCACGCCTCCGCTTGATGGAAAACCGCAGGTGTACGCCTTATCGGGTCGGGTGGCCGCTGAGGTAGTATGAGCCACTGTGCAGGTGTAGGAATGTCCGTCATAGTTGTAGACTTCGTTGAGTGCTACTTGGATTCCCTCTGCCCAGTCGGGGCGGCCCTCTATCTCTTTGTTTGCAGATTCGTCATAGCCGTGGTATGGAAGTCCGTCCTCGTCCTCCAGTATCTGAATTGCTCCGCAGGCCATACGCCAGTACACCGGGTCGCGGTATGCAGGCTGACTCCATAGTCGCATTTCTTCCTCGTATGCGTCCGTGCCTATCTCCTCGGTCATTGCCCATACCATTTTCTCAAACCTCTCCGGGGTAAGTATGCCCGAAGAGCGGAGTTCTTGCCATCGTGCCTTTATCTCGTTGGCAAAGTATTTCCAAAGGTAGGATACGAATGTATGCCCGGCGGCTACCACCGATGTCACTACCGAGGGGAATGAGTTGATATAGGTCGAACCCATGCCCATAGATATGTCCGTGTCATAGAGATTGGCGAAGAGTTTCTTGCCGTCATACATCGTGTACAGGGTGTTGTGCGTGATGCTGTCTATGTAGTACATATCGTTATAGACGAGGAAGAAGTCTATGTTGTGGTCGGTGTCGTGATGTTCGGCAAAGATGGCTTTCTTCGCTTCCGATTCAGTGGCGAAACCCCATGCGTCAAGGCAACTCTGCGGAATGGTCATATCCATGATAGGCCCGACAAAACTATATGTCTCCAAGGTCTTGCGCGTGTTGCAGCTTCGGGTATATTCCTTCTTGCTGAACTCGCTTGATTCCCCGGTGCCTTTCAGTTTGGTTATGTCGCTCTGCTTTATGATCTCCTCGGAGATTATCTCGTGGGTGCGCTCGTAATAGCCAGTCTGGGCATAGTCGTTGGGCGAGTCGTAGTCGTAGTATTCAAACTTATACTTTGGTTTGCCGTTCTCGTCCAGTCCGTCATGAGCCACGCAGATGGTCTTTTTAGGGTTACGCACTTCAAGAGTCCTCCAGTTGATGTAACTCGGGCGCATGGTGCGGTAGAGGGTTATGCGTCCGCTTCGGTATGTCTCCTGCTCTCCGTCCGCATTCGTTCGGTAGAGAAGAGTGCAGGGATAGCCCTCATCGTCATATTCATATCCTGCGAAGCCAACTGCTGTATTTGCGAGTCGGAAGAGTCTGCGGATAGTGATTGTGGCTGTTTTGCCGTTAGCCTCGAAGTTTATTGTATCTTCGTCATAGGCATATTCATTCACTGCATAGCCTCTCTTGTCGTTCCACTTCTTGCAGAGCGGAGTCACGTCAAAGTAGTAAGCGTCCGAAGTCCCTGCGCGTTTCACGGTCACGCAGTCTCCTGCTTCCCATGTGTTTTGTGCCGTCACTGGCTGTCCGTTATAGCGCACAGGGTAGGAGTAGGTCTTACTGCTGTTCGTGATGTCAAGGGTCATTCCTGCGGCTCCTGCGCTCTCCATGACGAGTTGCGCCCCGGACGCGCTTGTATATGAGGGAATATTGATTGAGCGTGACGTTCCGTTGCCATCCAACTTACGGAGGTCATAGTTGCTTATGCCCCAGTAGGTGTTGTTGTAGTGGTTGAACACACCTGTCATGTAGTCTCCGAAGAAGAGTTGCAGACCGTCATTGTCGTTCTTTGTCACTCGGTAGTTGTCCTTGTGCTTTTTGAGATTCCATGTGTATAGACCCCACGGAGTGCCGTTGATGTAGAGCATTACCGGGAAGCCATCGGGTCTGCCGAGTGCGCCGGTGTCCATATCCTCCGTCACCTTGCCGATACCTCCTTTCAGCACATCGGCTACGCTCTGCTTCGCTCCTTTGCTGATGATGTCCCAAGGTCTGCGGTTGAAATAAGGACGGCTCTGCGCTATCTCTTCAGCATGGCGGTACACTCCGAGACTGCGGATTTTCAAGAAGTCGCTTATATACGCTTTCAAGTGGAATGAATCCTGCGGCACCCAGTTGCCGATCTTTATCTCAAAAGAATCATCCTCATCGTTTGAGTTCAAGAGGTCTATGGCGAAGTTCTTCTTGTCAAAGCCGGATGAAATGTTGCCCTGCACGTTCCAAAGGATAGGCTTAGTGAAAGCATTACCCATCATATCGTTGTATTTCAGTGTCGCGCTGACTGAAATGTATTTGCTTGTGGGTATCTGACCGACTATCTCAACTCTTGCAGGCACAACTGGTCTTGGCAGGTGTAGGGTTGTGAGGTCGCTCCAATCGCCGGTCCCTCCGCTGAAGTTGGCGAGACCCTTTTCAAGTGCCGAAATGCGCTTGTCAAGGCGGCGGTTTTCTTTCTTCTGCTCCTCCGGGATTCCTTTAGGAGCATAGATAGTGCCGTCCCAACGAACTGCAAACACTATGAGTCCGTCCTTATCAGTGACTTTGTAGATGAACTCTCCGTCACGATCGTCTATCTCTGCGCAGCTTGCAGTCGCTTTTGCTATCTGCTTCTGCACATCGGGTGGAAGCACGAATTTCGATGCTTGAAAACTGCCGTCTTTCCTTACTCCGAAGAGCAGGTTGTTGGCAGAGTCCATGAAGGCGAGAAGATACTCCTTGCTGTCGAATTGCTCAACTGTGCAGACTCCATTTATGGCGTTGACGTGGCTCGCGCCCTTGCGGTCAATGGCGAACACAAGGTTGTCGTTGCTGTCAGCGATTGCCAAAAGATACTGCGGTGAGTCCACAATCTGATAGCCGCTCAGTGCTGAGAGTGCCTTCTTGGTTTCTTCGGGCATTCCTTTCGGCTGATAGGCAGTGCCGTCTTTACGGATACCCCATAGCAGTGTGCCGTTGAGGTCAACTATCGCATAGACGAACTCTTCCGAGTTCGATAATTTTACATTCTCGGAAAAGATGCCTGTCGCTTCCTTGGCCGCCTCTGCTTCGGAGTTTGCAAGGGCGGCCGCCTGACGCGCCTCTTCAGCCTGCGCCTGCGCCTCAGTTGCTCTCTCGGATGCTTCCAGTGCTGATGTTGTGGCTTCCTCGCTTGCGAGTTGAGCGGATGCAATGGCTTCGTCAATACCTCTTCCATCGGTGAGGTAACCCCACTTGGAAGGGTCGAATTCGTCTCCGCTCTCGTGATCCTCCTTGGCGTAGAGGGTGGAGCGTCCGTGCAGTATCCTATCGTCCATTCGGTAGAAGGTATGCGGACTCCACTTCTCGCGGTCGCGGAAACCTACTGTTCCTATTGATTTACTCATTGGGTGAAAATTTAGTTTATATTACGAAAAGTGTCTTGGTCTCCCGGTCGCTCACTATCATGGGGCCGCTGTAATCGCTCGGATAGTCTATCTTCGCGGTCATATCCTCATGGTCAATGTGGATGATAGGTGTTGAATTCATGCCTCCGTCATATTTTATCATATTTGCGTCTCGGAAGAAACAGCATTCCTCTCCAGTATTCAGTACTTCACCGTTGATGAATGCTCCCTCCGTACCTCCGTTGCGTCCCTTTACGATATAGAGTGTGTCTTTATGCGGCTCCATAGCCGTATACTCTTCGCGGCTGACATACTCTACTATCCCTCGTGGCACTACGGCATGCCCCGATGTCTCAATGCCGAATAGCAAAGTGCCGATATTGTCAGTGATGGCGAAGAGATAGTTTTCATCGTGCATCACTTGGTAGCCTTTCAGTTCGTCAAAACGAGCCTGCACTTCGCCCGGAATGCCTTTATCAAAAACCACACGTCCTTTGCGGTCAATTCCGAATAGCAGATGCTCTTCGTCTTTGTCCATTATGGCGAAGATGAAGTTTTCATCTTCCATAAGGCGGTAGCCGTCAAGTTCAGCAAGTCGCTCCTTGATTGAGAGTATGGCGGTCTCAGCCTCCTCCATGCGCTTGCGCGTGTCTGAAAGAAGTTTGTTTAGTTCTGCAAGAATCGGCTTGACCTCGCCGGGGATGCCCTTGTCATAGACAACCTCCCCGTTTGTTGTGATCCCGAAGAGCAGACAGCCGTCCATGTCCGTTATGGCATAGACGTAGTTCTCGTTGCTCATCGGACGTATGCCGTCAAGTTCAGTCAGTCGCGCCCTTACCTCATCGCTCATCCCTCGGTTATAGACTACCTCTCCGTTGTCGCGGATGCCGAAAAGGAATGTCCCCTCTGCATCAGTGATGGCGAAGATGTATTCCTCGCTTATGGTCTCGTAGATAGGTACGCTCTTGCGCCATTTCCCTGTCTCCGGGTCAATGGTGTTATGGCTGTTGTATTCATACCAACTTCCCTCCGATTCCACAAACTTGTTGAAGCCGTTCGGGATGGATGTCTCGGGTGTGGCTGTTAGGTCAGCGAGTGTCGCGCAGTGCTGACGCAGGTCGAGAAACCGCTGTCCGCTGTAGCGGAAAGCGTCAATCAGTTGTATGCCTCCTGTCGTTGCCATGGCCATGGTGTCATTTATAGATTTGGGTTACTCCTGTTGCCGTTACTGGCACGGTCAGCAGATAGAGATAATACTGGATGCCGTTCACATTGACCTCGGTTCGTGTGTACGAGGGCAAGACTTCATAGCCGTTTCCGTCCTTTATTGAGGTCAATGCCCCGAAGTCTTTAGGAAAGGCGAGTGCTATCTTTCCGTCATCGGTCGCAATTCCGTTGCGCGTAAGCGTCCGTTCCCCGGCTATGATCTCGGCAAGGGCCTTGATATTGGATTCCGTACCCTCCCATATCTTTGCCACTGCTCCGAAATAGGTCGGGTGAGTGCCTTTGATAGTCCGGGTCACTGTCTCGGAAAGACCCTCAAAAGAAACCTGCAACGTGAACTGACGTGTCGCGGCATGTGCGAGATTGACGGTCACGTCCTTTGATTTCCCTGCGGTCGCTGTGCCGTCAAGCACAACATCAGCCTCTGCCGTCACGTCCTTCTTCCTCCGCTCCGCGCCCCATGAAAGATGAATCGCGGTTGACTGCAAGGCCTTCACCACTTTTGGAGTTGCATCAAACTGCACGATAAGGGGAAACACCTCGTTCTGAAGTTCAAGAATATCCTCGCCCATCTTCTTGTCCGCTCCCGAAAGGTCTGCGAGTTTTGTAGATAGTTTCTCGCTGTCGTTCAGTCCGTCAAGGAAAGCAAGCACCTCTACGAAGTTGTCTATCTTCTCCGAGGTGTCCGCTCCATACATCGTGTCGAAGTCAAGACGGAGTTTCTCGATGAGCGCAAGTAGTTCCGCGTCCTTTTGTGACCGTGTTACGGCCTCGGTGTAGATGCGTGTAGCCAGTTCGCTGTCCCCGGCTTCCCTGTCCGCGATTTCCTTGTTGAGATCCTCTCTCAGTTTGGAAGTGTTGGTTTCAAGGGTCTTTATCTTCTCGTTGAGGCTCTTGATTGTCTCATTGATGGTTGAGATTGCAGTTGTGGCGGCTGAAAGTTCTTTCTTGTCGGCCGCGCTCATCATTCCTGCTTTCTCTGCCGTCACGATCGGGATAGGCTTGTTATGCTCCTTAGTGCTGCCGTCACGCTTCATTATGGTGAATTTCATGGCGGCGGCCGTCCCGGTGGAGGTAAACGTTATCGTTTCCCCAAGTAGGATGCCGTTGTCAAGCAACTCCTCTATGTCGCGCACATCGTCAGTGAGGTTCTTGACGTCCGTTTCCAGTTGGTCAAGATATAGCATGAACTGTCCCCCCTGCTCCCCGGTGGCAACCCACTTGCCCCCCTCTACGCGGTACACGTTTGCAGGCAGGGTATTGCCTACAAGCGCAAACCATCCGGGCATAGGGCGTGGATACGCTTCATTGAGTGATGCTTCCGAAGCGTAAAGACCTTTGAGGGGGCCTTTGATGTTGGGAGCGTCCAACCATCCTTTCACTACGAGGTTATGCCAGAAGAGTCCGTCTCCGTTCACATTGAGGTGACTGCCTACGTTGAGGTTTCGGCTTACGTTGGCGTTCCCTTGTATGTCGTTTTGGTATAGGCTCATTGAAGTAATGATTTGCTGATGTCAAGCATCGTTGTCGAAAGTTGCTCGCCTATGCTCGCCAGTGCGAGTGAGGCGGCCCGGTAGATGGCGGCCCGGTAGCAATCGTCCGCTACGTCAATGCCTCCGTCCATGTCTATCTTCGGGATAGGTATGTAGGTGGCATGGGTCACTGTCGCTTTGTTGTCGGAGCAGGAGTAAAACTCCAGTACCTTCCCCTCCGCGCGTCTGACGATGGCGCATACAGGCTTCTCCGTGTTTCCGCATACTCCTTTCCATTTCGATGATTGCAGGCTGTATCGGGGGTCTTGCTCGCTTATCGCTTCAAAGACGGTCCGTTTCCAGTCGCTCATTCTGAATGCCACAAGGCGCATGAAGTCTCCCGGCAGGATTACGAAGCCTTTGCCGTCCTCTCCGATGAAGAGGTTCTCCCCGAAGTCGTGGCCGCTTTCAAGCATGGTCGCAGGTGCTTCCATCTCCACAAGTCTTACTGCGTCCGCGAGTTTGCTCATGATGATTTCATCGAGCGTAAGCGTGTCGCAGTTCTCCTCGTTCAGAAGTGGCTCGCTCCCTTTGTTCATGTCTATCGCCACGCGCACGGCTTTCGCCATTTCCGTTGCCAGTACTATCATAGAGGTGGGTCTTTAGATGAAGATGATCTCTACTCCGTTCGCCTTTCCTGCGTTGAAGATGTCCTCGCGGTTGCGCAGCTTGCTCCTCACGAGTCCGAAGTTTTGTTCAAGGTAGTCCTTTGCCTCGTCATTGCTCGCAAACTCCACTTGGGTCAGCGGTGCGTCCGGCTCTTCGCTCTTCGAAGGCCATACTTCTTCGACTGGCTTCTCTACTACACCCTCATCGGTCGCTACCTGCACTGTCGCAGGTTGTTCCTCGCTTTCGGTGGAAGGGGCAGGTTCGGGGGCGGTATCGGGGATAGGTTCGGGGGCGGTATCGGGGATAGGTTCGGGATTGAGTTCCGCAATGGGTTCGGGAGTGGGACCGGTCGGCCTGGGACTTGGACGCTCTATCTCCACCTTTCCGTCAAGAGGTATGGAATTGACGATGTATATCAGTCCGCGCTTGAACTCATCGCTGTTCTCTATCGCGTGCTGCACCATAAACCTCTCCGTGGTGAACGTGCAGGGGGCTACGCCCATAGCAGTCATAGACCCGTCCGAAAACGGCACTTTCATCCAGCTCTTGCCCACTTTGATTACGGCTTGGTATTCCATGAATCCCTTGATGCCGTAGGTCTTTTTGGTCTTGTTCATGTCGCTTTGGTTTTATAAGGGAGCGGAGACCTATCCGCGTCCGAATAGCCTATAGGTGTCTCCGCTCCCGATTCACAAAAAGGGTTTTCAGTTTAGACGGCCATGATTTCTCCTGCGTATTCCGTCCACTTCTTGTTCTTGTACTGCCACAGCGTTCCCTTCACAGCGTTCATGGAGATGCCGGGGCAGTCGTTCAGCATATAGTACACGCATCTATCGCCAGGACTGTCAGGTGCGTCCTCTCCACCCTCATAGAGGTGGAAGTGTGTAGCATCGGGGTTGAGGTTGCCGTCAGCCGATGTTGCCTCTCCGTTGATCCATACGTGGCATGAGCCTTTCAGTGCCAGTGCGTCCCATACGAGCATGGCTTCGCGTGTTGCCTCCTCGCCCTCTACGCGGTCGCGTGAGGTGTGTTCCGCGCTGTACTGGTAGTGTACAAGTCTGTCGGGTGCTACGATGAAAGCGGAGTTGCTCCAACGCAGGCGGTCAAGAGTCGGGTCGTGCTTGAATTCAAGGTCTCCGAATACGGTGTGGAAGTTCGTCACTACCCAGCCTACCGGGTTGGTCTTGGTTGTGATTTGGATTTCGGGATGCTTGGAGTAGTCTATGCACTGGATGTTCTCCAAGAAGTTCTTGCCTGCGAGGACGATGACGCTCTTAGGCACGTCCTCACCGGTGAATGTCATCTTGGCGAGGGCGATGATTTCCTCTACGGTCCACTTGCCGAGGTGCTGAAGTTCTTTCTTCACTTGATAGCGCACACCCTCCGAGAAGTAGATTGCCTGCACTCCAAGTTTCGGCACCTGCACGTTGATTTTCCCCTTGCGCCCGGCATAGAGGGTGCGGTTGCCGCGCACTTTGAAGTTGGTGATGGCCGCCTCTGCTATTACAGCCTTGCTGAATGGGATGCGCTTCTTCTGACTCTCGAAGTAGTCGGAGACTATCTGGTTCATTCCGCGCTTCTGAAGATAGACGGTCTGAGCCTGCGGAACGATGAGGTCCGGGTCAACTTCCTTCTGAGTCTCATACAGCGCGTTCGCCAGTATGATGAGCGTTGTTCCGGCAGGAATGGCAGGTGTTGTGCAGTATTCGTCCGAGGTCGTTGTCTTGGGACCGTTCACTGCCATTACGATGGGGTTGTTGGTGGCAGGGTCGTGGCCTGTGACGAAAAGCATGATAGGCTTGCCCGGCGTTTTGGTCTTTCCGTCCGGCATATAGCCGTCCACTCCATCGCAGAGGAGCGTGGTGTGGGGTCGCGGAAGTGCCGCGTCGTTCGATGATAGGGGCAGGATGAATCGCTGTGCGTTGCTTGCAGCCACGGCTGTGGTCGTTGTCACGCTTGAGCGAGGCTCATCTATCATGTAGTGGTCTACCTCGGGCGAGTTCACCTTCACCGTCTTGGCTTTCAGCATCAGCTGCATAAGTGGGGTGTCATCGCTTTTGAATTTGAAGAGTTCTTGGTCAAGGTCGCTCTGAACGAAATTGCCTGCGCCTATGCCTCCTGTCGCGTCAGCGGTTGCGCTGACCGTGGCGGCTGTTCCTGCAACCTGCGACTGCACTCCGGCTGATCCCGGAGTGGGGGTGGGATTCTGCCCACCTACATTTACGGTTTCTCCGTCCATGTCTCTTTGGTTTTGATTGTGAAAAAATTTATTTTACGTCTCGTTGTGCGAGATTGCCCGGACCCACTCCGCCGGTCGCGCTCGCAAGATTGCTTACTGTTGCCACTCCGCCGGGCAGTTGCGTCCTCAGTCCTGCGCTCCCGGTGATAGGTTGCGCAGGACGGCCCTGCGGAAACTTTACGACTTCTCCTTCCATACTCTTCTACATCGCTTCGTTGGCTTCGTCAAAGATGTTCCTTGCCCGGCGCGGTGCCGCTCCTGCGTTGCCGTTCTTGCCTCCGAGGGGCATTGTGCCGTCTCCCTTTGCCCCCTTGCGGAGGTTCTCGGTTATCTTGGCGTTGCGCCCTGCGACTTCTCCCTCTTCGCCTGCGGCCGCCACGTCCGCGTCATAGTTCACTGCCTTGCAGGCCATGTCAAGCGTCTCCGCGCTGAACTTGCCCATGACTCCGTCACGCACTATCGTGAGCAGGAAGTCCACCGCCTTGTCAATCTCCTCATCGCTCATTCCTCGTTCGGCCTGGAACTGGCGCAGGGTTTCAAGGGTGGCATCCATGTTTTTCTCATACTCCTCGTCAAGTTGCTTGCTCTTGGCGGTGCGCTCTACGAAGTCCTTGTTGGCTTCGGCTATCTTCTCCTGCATTTCCGGGTCATCAAGCACGTCCTTGATCTCAATGCCGAAATTGCGCACGAGTCCTACGACCGGGTCATTGCCGTTGTGCATGTCCGTGAGGAACTGAGCGGAGCGAGGGTCGGCCGCGAACATGTCGGAAAGTTGCTTCTCCCTCCCTCGGTAGCCTTCAAGTTCCTGCTCGTATTGGTCGTAATCATCGGAAATCTGACCGAATATTTCCTCATCGTCCTCAAATTTCTTGTCGGGCGATTTACTGCGCAGGCGTTCAATGTGTTGGTCTCTCCTGCTTTTATTTTGCGGTGTATCAGCCATTATTGAAAATGTATTGGGGTTGTCGTTGATTTTTCCGCAAATGTAGCGTGAAATTATTCCCTCCGTCTTTTAAGTTTTGTGAAGCGGATATGCTATCTTTGCATTGTAGATTTCAACCCTTAACAGCATGGCGGTGGATGGCAAAGAATTTCGGCTCGATAATGGATTTCACACGTCAGCGCAATGAAGACCTCATGCGCGCCTATCGTGAGCAGCTCGCTTTGGCGAGTTTCATTGTCATGCCCGAAATCTTCTCTCTTGTTGCCGAGTCCCCTGCATCGCGCTTTTGGGTCTCCGAGGAGAGGGCGGCTGTGGAGGTCTCCCGGATGTTGGCAGGAAAGCCTTTCCCTCGTATGCGTTCCAATAAGCGTGAGATGTTTGAGGAGATTTTCCGCAGGTTTCTGATTGAGCGTGAGAAGTTCCCCGAAATGTCGGTCTATCGCCTTGTCTCTCGTGTGGTGGTTCAGCCTGCCCCGAAGTTCTATCTCACACCGCGCACTGTCGGGGAATACATTTATCTTATCAAGAGCGGTTGGTACGACCGTCAGCCGCAACTCTATGCTCAGAAACACAATGGAGAATGCGATTCATCAGATAATCAAGGAGAACGACCGCAGGAATGAGGAGATGTACGCGCTCTTCAATCCCATCACTGGCGAGGGTTCGGTCGGTGAGCGTGTCCGTGTGTCCGTCTCCGACTTCGCATTGCCTGTCCAGTGGTTGCCTGCCGACATGATGAGAGTTCCTTTTGTCCGCTCGCTCGTCCGCGCAGGCTCTATCGGGCGTTTCCTTTCAGATGTGTTGCACGTTGAGCCGAATGATGTTGACCGCGGTAAGGTGGCCGAGAAATTCATACGTCTCCGCTATCGCTACGACTTTCCCTTTTGGGCCGCCACTCTTGTGTGGATTCACAATAAGGAGGCTGGCTCTGATGTGCTTTTCCGCCTCCGCTATCCTCAGCGCATTCTTGTGTCTCGCTTTGAGGAGAAGCGCCGCGCAGGTCTCCCGATACGTCTCATTCTCTTGAAGGCTCGCCAGTGGGGCGGCTCCACCACAACGCAGCTCTATATGGCTTGGCTTCAGTTCCTCCATAAGAAAGGTCTCAACTCTCTCATCATCGCCCATCAAGGCACTGCTTCCGATGAAATCAAGGATATGTTCGACACTATGATCAAGGCATATCCGATTGAGCTGCTCTATAAGATGGGGGAGGCGTACAATGAGAATGAGCCAAAGATGGTGGGTGTCGGAAAGTCCGGCTCTACCTCGCGTGTGCCTCAGCGCAACTGCAAGATTAAGATCGGCACTGCCGAGCGTCCTGACGGTTGCCGTGGCGGTGCATACTCGCTCGTTCATTTGTCCGAGGTCGGCATTTGGAAAAAGACCGAGGGTAAGTCTCCCGAGGATATTGTGCGCTCTGCCTGTTCGGGTATCCTCCTGCGTCCTCTCACGATGATTGTCATGGAGTCCACGGCAAACGGAACAGGCAATTTCTTCCACACCGAATATAAGGCCGCAGCCGACCCTAAGACTCCCTCCCAGTTCGATGCCCTCTTCATATCATGGTTTCAGATTGAGCAATACTCCCTGCCGTTCAAGTCCTCCGGGGAATTGCGCTCCTTTGCCCGGTGGCTCTATGCCAATCGGGAAAACGACAATGTGATGTCTACTCGTGAGGAGCCGGGCCGCTATCTTTGGTGGCTGTGGCAGAAAGGTGCTACGTTGGAGGCTATCAACTGGTATGTGCAGGAGCGTTCGGGAAAGAACGACCATGGAGTCATGGCTTCCGAGTTCCCCTCCGATGATGTGGAGGCGTTCGTTCACTCCGGGTCTATGGTCTTTGATAAGTACCAAGTGGAGGCGTTTCTTCCTGCCTGCCGTCCTCCGCGATTTGTCGGAGACGTGTATGCGGATGCCGACGAGGGAAAGCAGGCTCTCTCCAACCTCCGTTTCAGCGAGGACCGGCAGGGTATGTTGTGGGTGTGGACTAAGCCGGAGATTGACGATGAGGTTGATGTCATTGACCGCTATCTGACCGTGGTTGACGTGGGCGGTCGCTCCGCAAAGGCTGACTGGTCGGTGATTGTCGTTTTCGATCGCCTTGCTCTCATGGAGGGAGGGCGGCCCGCTGTGGTCGCGCAGTGGTATGGACATTGCGACATTGACCGCCTCGCGTGGAAAGCCGCGCAGGTGGCCGCGTGGTATGACGATTCTTTGCTCGTCATTGAGTCCAACACATTGGAGACCCACGACCGCGAACGTCAGGTTGAGGGTGGCGATCAGTCGCAGTATATACTCAATCAGATTTCCACCATATATCCCAACCTCTATGCCCGGCGCCAGTCCGAAGATGAGATAAGGCAGGGCGTTCCTCGCAAATATGGTTTCCACACCAATGTAGCCACTAAGCCGATGATTATATCCACTCTCGTCAAGGTCATACGCGAACACCTCTATACGGAGACTGACCGCCGTTGCCTTGATGAATATCTTGTATATGAGCGCAAACCCAACGGCTCTTACGGTGCCATAATCGGAAACCACGATGACCTCCTCATGACTCGCGCCATAGGTCTGCACGTCTGCTTCTACGATATGGAGGTGCCGCGCATTGTGCCTAAGCGTCAGCGCAGGCTCAAAAGAAAAGGCGGCCCCGTCTCCGAAGCCGTCTTTTGATTTGCATGGTGCTTGGCTTAGGCCGCAAGCATCATTTCTGCCTGTCTTACTGCGTCCATGTTCGCCCTTGCCCTTGTCTGCTCTGCCAGTTCGGGTGAGAGTCCGTCCGGCATCTGACCCTGCTGGAGCTGCTCCCTTTGGCTCTTTATGCTCTGCAGGAGTTCGTCCGCGAATGGGAACTCTCCGTGTTCCAAAAGTTGCTCCACCGATATTGCCTGCATTTCGAAGAGTTTCATCAGTATCTCGTTGCTCATCGCGCGGTATGCAGGTGTGGCCGTGCTTTCCACGATGCTGAGGTCAAATTCTATGTCGCGTATCTTCCGTGGATCATACTCCACTATCGCGCTGTTCTTGCCTGCGATGTTGAATACTCGCGGTGAGTCATAGAATTGCTGTATGTTCTTCACGTCCTTGTATGCCCCCTCGCGGATGAAGGAAGAGAACGTATCGAGCAGGTCAAGCAGTGACGTGGTGGCGTTCTGCGCCTGTTGGTTGTAGAGGCTCGCGCTCATTCCGCTGTAGCCCGGCTTCCCCTGCAACGCTCCGTTCACTCCGCTGATGTCCTCAAAGAATTTCAGTTGCATCTGAAGGAGTTCGTTTATGCCTATCTGGGTACAGTTGTTCGCTACCTGCTGTGGCAGGCTCGTCCCTGTCTTGGGTTGCTTTATCATTATCACTCCGTTAAACCGCGCCCACTCGTCCGCGATGTCCTCCATGCTCATCCCTGCCGGGAGGCATTCTTCCGGGAAGAGAAGCACACCCTTTGCGCTTGCCCTCATTATCCAGTCATACATGGTTATGAGGCGGTTCGTGTATCGCTGTTGGTCTATCACATTGCTGACAAAGGAATGTATCTCTCCGTCAATGAATGGATAGGCCTTGAACACGTATGGGAAACTCTTATGCTCGTAGGGTGTCTCCCCCTCGTCAAGGATGTCTCCGAAAGGAGTGAGATAGTAGTAATACCAGTATGAATCCATAAACCATTCATACTTTATCAGCGGCACCTCATCAGCAGGCATTCCCAGTTCGGCCGCCTCGCGCAGTCGTTCCCGGTTCACGCTCCCCACAAGTTCCTCAAAGTCCTCAAGGTCGCACTTGAACACGTCTCCGTTGTTGATGTCGTGGCATCGGTATCGCGCCTTGCTCTCCTTGCGCCATACTTCGATCACCCTGCATCGGCTCGTGTCTCTCGGCACGAGGAAATCATAGTATCCCTGCAAGGGGAAACCGAAATAGTCGAATGTCGCGCCAAGCTGCGCCTTGTCCTTCGCCATCTTGTATATTTCCGAAAGCCGCTTGTAATCCTCCGGGCAGTGCGCGAAGCGCGTGCATAGTTCCTCAAATGAAATGTCGTGTATCTCTCCGAGGCATGACACATCCCAACCTCTGAAATCCCTCATATTGTTGTCTATGAAGAAATTGTTCGGTTGCACATAGTCAGTCCAGCAGTCCAGTTTGTTTTCCCTCCATCCGTACCACTTGCGCTGTACCACGAAACCGCTTATAAGGAATTCCTCCATGCACCGCGCGTTTATCTCCGTCATTCGGTTCAGTTGCATGTTGCACTGGAGCACCGTGCTCATCGTCTCCCCGTATTTCTGCTCGTCACGGTCCCTTGCCGTGCAGGTAGGCTCTTTCGCCTGCGATCGGTACACACCCAGTACTGCCTGCACCATCCTCCGGATAAGGTTGTTTTTCAACGCTACATTCCCTTGGCTCTTGATGTAGTCCTCCTCCTTCATCATACGTCCGTCCACGCATATCAGGTCATCCCATTGCTTGCCGTAGGTGTATTTCTTGTTGCGCTCGCGGTCTTGTCTGAATGTCTCCATGGCCTGCCAGTATTGCTGGGCCTCCCAAAGCACCTCAAATGCCCGGTCCTTGCCGAGGCTCTTCGCCTGCGCCACGCTGTCTATATTGGCGTTCCGCATTACCCGGCTCGCCCTATGTAGTTTCTTCTTTGCCATATTGATTGCGTTTTAGATGGGTACGGTGCGAAATTACGTCTTTCCACCGTACCCAGTCTTTTAACTATTGTGACTCGCTCACTTCTTTCAGCATTTCTCGTTTCAGTGCCACTATGCTCTGCGCTATGCTGTCGCGTTCCTCCGTGGTCTTGGCTCTCAGCCATTGCTTGGTCAGATCCTCCACCTCGCGCTTGTAGTCTCCCACTATGAGGTAGCGTTCAAATTCGGGCGAGTTCTCCAGTGTGTCAAGCAGCTCGTAGTATCGCTCCTCGTCCTGCTTCCTCACCTTGTTGACCTCCGACACTCGCGCCTTAGTGGTCTCATACTCCTGCATGACATTATTCATGCTGTCTGCCGACACCAGTGCGTCCGTCCTGCGGTTCAGTCGCTCCTTGGCCGTGGTTCGCGCTTTTCCTGCTTTCTTATCTGCGAGTGCCTTTCGTTCCTCTTCTCCGCGAAGCCAACCAGTGAGCGGTGCTTCACGTATCATCTTATATCGGGCATACCTCTGCATCAGTTCATCGGGAGTGCGTCCGCTCGCTTCCAGTGCGTCCATATCGAGTTCATCAAAATAGATTTTCTCAACTTGACTTTGCGGAACACTCAGCATTCTGCATACAAACAAAGCCATCTCCCTTTGGGTGTCCCGGTCGTCGGTTGCGTCAATTATGGCCGCAGTCCAGTCCGTGACGGTCTGAGGATTCACACCGAATGCCATGCCTCCGATGATGTTGATCACATCGTTGGCCGCGGCCAACATATCTTTGTCGGCTTTCTTGGCTGCCTGCATTATGTCGCTAAACATGGGGTTGCTTCTGCCAAGCATATAGATGGATTTCTCATTTGCTCCAGTAAGCATGTTCATTCCGTCAGAAATGACATCGCCATAAGCGAGTCCCTCAACTGGGGCAAACATAGACTGTCGCATGGCATCTTCCCATTGCTTCTGCTTTTCCTCATCGTCCCGGCTCAGCAGGAGAAGAGGAGCTACTCTTCCGATTCTCCACAGCCACGGCAATATCCATCCGAACATTGCGAGGTTGACGGTGTTCTTGACGTATGCGCTTCTTATCTCCCTCTTGGCGTGTTTCCGTGCGTTCGCCCATTCTGCATCCGTCCATGCGTCCTCTGCCTCCGGGTGGAGTATTCTGAGGATTTGCTTTGCCACATAGTCCTCATTGACCTCTCCGCTTATAAGTCGCTTAAGGTTTCTTGCTGACGTGTGAGCCTCGCGCGTATATGACGTGGAGGAGTTTCGGAAGAGCATTGCGGAGGTGGCATAGAAGGTATGATCCACTTGCACCGGCGCCATGAAAGGCCCCTCGCTCGATTGCTGGCTCTTGTTGTAGCAGATTTCGGCATCCTGCACCGCGCGTCTCTCGGCCTGGGATTCTTCCATGCCCCAACGCAGGTATTTCGCCTTTCGGGTCTTGTATACTCCGTGGCTGCCTACTGCGATAGTCCATGCGTCAACTCCGATATTCGGAAGCATACCATAGGATGAGGCTTTCATTATCTTGCCGTCATACTCGTTTTCTTTCAGTCGGTAGTCTCCCGAAGTGCGGCTCAGTATTCGCTTGCGGAAGTTAGGCATGTTCTTCCATGCCCACTGGCAGGCTTTCACTCCTCCTGTTCCGAGGTCAGCGGCTACATACTTCATATTGACCTCTCCAAAGAAAGCAGGAAGTGAAAGGGTCTGCTTCAATGCCGTGAATGCTCGAAGTGAGATTTTGCCCATCGTCACGCCTTTTGCGCCCTGCACCATGAAGCGGTCAAACTTGGCTCGTTGTGGCTCGTAGGCATCCGTGGCGATTGCACAGCACTCTTCGAAACGTTTCCAAAGTTGCTCTCCGGCTCCATAGACGCTGTTCATTCTGAACACCTGCTGTTTCAGTCGGTTGTACGAAAGGATAGTCCCGAAGTCGCGGTTGAGTTCTGCAAAGGCAGTCCAGTGGCACATCTCGTCAACGTGTTTAGCCAGTACGTCCATGAAGTTGCACTTGCGCATATTCCATTTCGCCACGCTCGCTACTCGCTTCTTGATCGCCCCTGTCTGAACGCTGATGCGGTCGTTAGGTTGGGTTGTCTGTCCGTTCTCAACCTCTCGTTTCAGTGCGTCCTTATCTCTGACGAAGGGGAAATAGTTGTCTATTGCGTCCATATCCGCACCAAACATTTTCTTGTGAACCTCGTTCGCGCTATCTCCCATCCGTGGCAGGAGTTCATCCTGCACCCAATCGGCATACGCTTTCAGTTTCGGGTCAAGTGCGTCCGTAATCCTCTGCATCGTTGCATCGTCAATACCCATGCGCCTGTTGGTCGCGCGGCCCATTGGCATTTTATCCACGGCATAGAGGTAGAGGAGTTCACCCTGTCCTATCTCATACTCGCGCATTTCCGCTCCGTCATAGTATTCGATAGTCGCGCCCGGCTGAGCCTTGGCATAGTCGTAGAGGTCGGAATATGTGTAGTCCACCTTTCGTGTTCCTCCATTGTGCCATGTCCTGCGCTTGCCGAAGATTTCAGCCGCCTTTTCATCCATCTGCTTGTGTACGGCTTCTTTCATCTCCTGCTCCTTGTCGGCTGCGTCTATCCAGCCTCGCATGAAGTGGTTCTGCATATAGCCTTCACCATTCGGGTTCTTGCTCCCGAACATCTTAAGCATCTGGTCAAGCGTACTCATCGGCTCTAATAGCCAGTTCACAAGCCAACTGTTGCGCAGTTTCATAAGTCTTGTGTCCTCGCGGTCTCCGCGCAGCTCGCGCCCCTGCATGTCTGAGTTGGCAAGATGGTGTATTGTGTTCACCCTCTCTTTCTCGGCCTCGCGCCATGCCTTGGCTCGATCCACACTCTCTTTAAGTTCCCCTCCCAGTTTCTCCATGAGGGATTCATAAGCCGATATGCGGTCAAGTTTCATCTGCTGAATGGTAGCACGTATGGCCGTCTCCGTTTGGTTGTATGCGTCAGCGGTCATTCGTCCTGCGTCCTTTTCCTCCTTGGCTTTCTTGATCTCCTCACGAAGTATCTTCTCGGATTTCTTGGACTCTGCCACGTTCTCTGCGTAATCTCGCGCTATCTGAAGACCTGCGTATTCAAGAGTAGCGCGTTCAGCGATAGGTGCATAGGGGTCGCTCATTGAGTCTATTGCATCCGCGATGCGTCCGTCTATCTCATCTACGCTCAAACCTTTCCATGCATTGAATATCTTCAGTATCGCCTCTCCGTCAGGGTCAAGTGCGCCCTGCACCTTTATGCCTCGTCCGTCTGCACGGCTCGTCCGCATGGAGATGAGTTTACTGAATGCTTGCTCGGTATTGCGCAGATGGTTGTCGGTCATGATTTCAAACACGCGGTCGGCCTGCTTGCTGATGTCCTTTCTGCCGATAGCACTTGTCACTTGTGCAAGCAGGCTCTTGACCTCAGCATTTCCAAGTGTGTCAAGAAGTCCATTCTCCATCAGTACACGCGCAAGGTCTTTGATGCTCTTCGCGGTCGCTACATCATACTCCCTCTGCCGTGCCATTGCACTGCGCAGGTGGTTGAGGTTTCCTCCGATTGCCCTCATGGCGGCTACCTTGGCAGAGTAATCAGCCGTGTTGGCGTTCATTGCCTCCGTTTTCATCTTCGTGATGGTCTCCTCCAGTCCCAGGCCCGGGTCGCGGAAACGTGTCTGAGCGTCTGCATCGTAGCCGCTCTTCCTGCGTCTCACCGCGTCCTCGGCCTCCGCGAATACTCCGCGCTCCCTCGCGTTCTTCCACGACTTGAAGAGGATATAGGAGAGGTCTTTGTCGTTCAGCCGGATGCTCTTCGCTATCTTCAGTCCTTTGAGGAATTTGTCAAGGAATCCCTGCACCTTCGCCTTGATCTTTCCCCAAAGCGTCAGTTCGTCTCGGCTCATCTTCTCAAACCCCTCATCGCCAATCCGTCCTCCGAGGTCTGACATATATTCCTCGGTCGCTTCCCGGCGGTACTCCTCGCGCTTCTTCTCCGCTTCGACACGTGCCTCAGCCATATCGGAATAGTATGTGGAGTTGTAATCCTCTCCGGCTCGCTCGTGAGCCTTTCTCTTTCGCTCGCGCAGGCGGTCGGCTTCTTCACTCACCATACGGTCCGTCTCTTTGTCTATCTTCGCACGGATAGGATTTGAGGCATGATCATAGACCTCTCCAAGGAATTCATCGAAACGCTCCTCTCCGATAAAGGCACGGAGTCCCTTATGCCCGACAACCTCATGCACAACCGTGTTCTCCACGTCTGCCACATTCACGTTGTTGGGCAATACGACAACTACTTCGCCTGTCTTACTGCTCCACCATCCTTTTGCCCTGCGCTCCCTCCGGCTGTATCTCGGCTTGCCGTCCTCCGACACTGCTTGAAGTTCCGTCTCATTGGTGATGATTCTTACAGGGGTGTTCAGTTTGTCTGCCAGTGCCTCCACCCGGTCCGCCATGACGAGCCTTTCCGCTTCCGCTTCGCTCTTAGGATTTGGTGCAAGCGCGCGCTCGGTCGCTGGCGTTTCGTGCCATGCCTCCTGCATCTCGGCATTCATGCGCTCTATGTCCTCGTTGGTGATGTATGTCGCGTTCTCGCTCTTATATGCCTTCTGAAGTTCGGCCTCGCTCAGTTCCCCTCGTTTCCCCTTGTCCTCGAATCGGTAGCCGAGTTTCTCCAGTTCCTCCCTCACCTGCGGTTGGAATCGGTCATAGTCCGTCACCTTCGCCCCCTTGTAGGCCGAAGGATTCTCTCGCCAGTAGCGGTCTATGTCGGCCGCCACTTCCGCGAAAGGTACTATCCTCACTATCTTGCTCCATCGTGAGAGGTACAGGCTGCGTCCGTTGTTCCACTTATGTTCCCCGGTGGGCAGGGCCGCATACGGGGCCTTGTAGCCTCCCTCTATCTCCGATTTGGGCATGACGGCTTCTACCACTACGAGGTTCGGTCGCTTCCACGCCGCCTTGAACTGGTCGTTGAGCATTACCTTGATCGCGTGGTCATATGGGTTGTAGTCTGCCCACATGTCCTTGCTCCCGGCTCGCGTCAGGTTGAATTGCAGCTTCACTCCCTCTTTCTTGGTCTTGAAGAAGCGCATCTCTTTCGAGATCTGATAGAACTCCTCCTGCTTCCCTTTGTCGTTGATGACGTAGCCGTCCCTTTTCAGAGCCGCAAGTTTCTCCTCCTGCTCCGGCGTAAGGATTATCTGACGCTCCTCTGGACCGTTCCATCTCCCCGGCGACAGTCTCCGTATCTCCCCGGTCTCTACGTTGTACGCGGCCATAGGACTCGCCATGCTCCCATCCGGCAATATCTGCACGTTGCGGTAGACGTGTACAAGTTCATCGTCTCCGAGGCTCTCGAGCCAGTCAAGTTCCTCGCCTTCCTCCACAAGCCTGTACTTGTTGCCCTCCTTTTCATCGGTATTTTTGCCAATTTTGTTATATTCGGCTGTCAATTCTCGTAATTTGGCAACTGCCTCATCGAGTTCTGCCTGCTTTGGGAAAACTCCGTCTCCTATATTCATGCCTGCGAGTTGATTCTTGGTCTCGTCAAGGTCTCGTTTGAACACCTCGCCATTATCAATGATACGTTTGAGGAGGTTACGGAATGCCGTGCCTGCCGCTGTTGGATCATCAGAGAGACGGACAGTATATTTGATGTCGCGCTCTCCGTCTCCTATTTGCAATACCCGGTAGGAAGAGAAGAGTCCCCCTGTCCCTTCCTCATTGACGGTTACGATTTTTGCACGTTGCCCGAACCCTTGCAGTGTTACCTCTTTTCCATCTTCAAGCATCTTCAGCAGATATTCTCCTGCCTCTTTAGGTTTGTCGAATGTCCTACCTCCATAGCGGCTGTAACCCTCCATGATGGTGAATTTAGTGGGATAGACTCCTTTATCGTCCGGCTTGAACCCCTCTCGAGCCAAATCAGCGCGGTCTCGCTCGTTTAGTCTTACGAGACGTGTTAGTCTTTCCTCTCGTGCCTGCAGCTCAGTGTATTTCGCTTTTTTACGCTGATAGTCGCGCTCAAAGCCGTTTCGCAGTGCGCGGAGTTTCTTGACTGCCTTTTCCTGCTTCGCCTTTTCAAATATGACTGGGTTGCCCGAAAGGATTGCTACCATTTCTGCCGGGTCGATGTTGCCGTCCTCGTCCGCTGATTCCTCGTCAAAGCTGCGACCTCCGTTGACGGTCCCCATCTTGAATTGCGTGAACATCTTGCCCTTTGCATCAAGCAACTGGTATTTGTAGAGATCAAGGCTTCCTTCGGTCGCATAGTAGTGTACGCGAACCTTGTTGTTCATGTGGTCTCGTGCTAATATGTTACCCTGCCGTGCGCCACGTCCTATACACTGCTCCAGTGACGATGGAGTCCAAGGCACGGTCAGCATGTGCATATCGGTAATGAGTGTCTGCACGTTTACGCCAGTTCCCATGTTCTTTGTGCCGCCGATGAGGATTCTCACCTTGCCGTCCCTGACTCTTTGGAAGAGGTCTTTGCGCTTCTCCTCGGTAGGGGCCTGCTGTATGTAGGCTATCTCTTCTTTCGGAATGCCGTAATCATTGGAAAGTCTGTTGATGATGTCGGTGTATGCGTCATATTTCTTGTCTTTTCCCGGCACTCCTAATTCGCAGAAGATTAACTGCACTCCTTTATGCTCCGACATTTCATCGTAGCATTTCTTCACGTTTTCGCATACTGCATGTACCTTTCCTCCATCGTCCTCCATATCCGGGAATATAAGTCGGGGGCTGACGGCTGCGTTTGCCGAAAGAGTAGATGCTCTTAGTCCCCACGGATATTTTTGAGGATTCTTTGGATGTATTCCAAAGTATGAACCCTCTTTGTTTTGGAGCATACGCACAATCTCGCGGTTGATTTCTGCCATTGCATCGCTTTGTGGCACAATGACAGTTCTGCCGTCAACGGCAGGTTTCGGAAGTTTAAGGTTGGTGTCGTTCCTCACGTCCGCTATCTCCGCATATAGTTGGGAGAGTTCCGGCACGTTGTCGAAACTGCGGAAGCGGTCTTTCATTTTGAATTCTCCCGTAGTTCCTGCCTCCAGTTCCGAAGTGTGGACAGCAAATGTGCTTGCCCATGCATCGAATGTCGGCATACCCAGTCGTTCCAGTTCTCGTGGACGCAGGTAGTTCAAGAGGTTGTATATCTCCACAAGGGAGTTGGTGATGGTAGTTCCCGAAAGGAATATCGTTCCTTTATCCCCTTGGTGCATCTTCTGAAGGTGGCGTACACCTGTCAGCAATGCAACTGCACGATTGCTTCCATCTGCTCCGCTCAGTCCTGCGATGTTCTGATAACTCGTGACGTATGGAAGAGATTTGAACTGGTGGCATTCGTCCACAAAGAGATAGTCCACTCCGAGGTTCTCGAAGCAGAATTCACGGTCCACATTCCTGTCAAGTCTTTTCTCCAATCTCGCTTGGAGGTTCTTGCGCCGGGTTTCAAGAGCCTTGATCTGCCTCTTGGTCATTTGGCTCGTGTCCCCAGTTCCGTAAAGATACTCGATGATGTTGTCCAGTTGCCATAGTTGCTCATTTACCACGGCTCGCTCTGCTTCTTCGGTGTGAGGAAGCATGCAGTATTGCTCATGGCTCAGTATCACGCAGTCATAGTCGTTCAGTGAGATATTTGCTATGAATTTCTTGCGGTTCTCCTTTTGGAAGTCACTGTCGTTAGGTGCAAGTACACGTGCCGATGGGAATGCTTCCTTAAATTCACGCGCAATCTGCGAAACGGTTGACTTTAACGCCACAATCATAGGCTTCTTGGCTATACCCATTCTTCGCATTTCCATGATGGCTGACTGCATAACAAGTGTTTTGCCTGCACCTACAATGTG